GGAACCAGAAGATTTTCCAGTACTTCCCATCTCGCCAAGTTTTGTTCCTTTCTTTACTTGTTGTCCAGCTCTTACAAGAGCAAAATTTCTCATATGAGCATAAAAATGTTCTACTTTAAATTTATCTACCCATGCTACATAATTTCCATATCCACCTTCAACGCCAGCTGCAGTTACTTTACCATCAGTAAAAGCAACTAACGGTGTTCCTAATGGTCCGGCAATATCAACACCCATATGCATTCCGGGGGATAATGCAAGTCCTCTCATTCCCATTTTAGAGGTAATAGTTACATTACCAGAGAAATCTCCTTCTTCCATTACTAACTCTTTTTCTTCACCTTCGCCACCGCCATTACCACCAGTGCCGCCACCTCCACCACCATCACCGCTACTATTTCTGGTTTTCTCATATTCTTCTCTTTCTGCAGAAGTCCATTGTTTCGGGGTAAATTCTCCCGTTTCCTGATTTAAAAATCCTTCTTTACCATCTTTTTTAGCCTTAACAATTTTTTTACCACCTGCCTGTTTTCGGAACATTCCGACCACAGGTTTGAGCATTTTAACTAATCCGCCAAGCGGACCTAGTTTTTCTGCCATCTGATCAATCAATCCACCATCCTCTTCAAATCCTTTGAGAGAATCGTCCACTCTCTTTTTATCAACATCAGATCCTTCACGATCTACTTCTCCAGTGAAAAAATCTTTCACTAAATTAAATCCAGACGCAATAGGAGCTAAAAAATTGACAATAGAATCAATAATTCCCTTAACTTTTTCTATTAGTCCTGGTAATGCATTTACAAATATTCCAAGAAGAACCAATCCAATAAATTCAAATAATTTTTGAAAAATATTCCCACCTGTTGGTTTTGGAACTTCATCTTTAATTTTAGATCCTCCGAAAGGGGAGAACTCCAATTTTCTTTCCTCTGCCCCAAATCGAGATTCACTTCCTTCTTTTTGAGCATTTCTAGCATTTATTCTTTTTTCTGCTTCTCTTTTTTTATTCTGTGCTATTAAAAACTGATGTATGTTAGTTACATTAATTTTTATTTGTTGTATTGGTGGTAATTTACTATCTGCAGGTTTTATTTTTTCAACCACTGGTTGTGGTTTTGTTAAACTAGTCGTATCTTCTTGTTCTGAGATACCAGTTTTCTCAGTTGATTTAATTTCTACACTACCTTCTTCTTGATCTTCGTTAAAAGAATCTATTTCAGATTTTTTGGATATTTTCTTACCCTTTTTATCCTGTTTATTTTCTTCCTCTTCTTTCTCCCTTCTACCTAATTTTTTCTTAGATTTATCTCGTGCTTCGTCTTTCAGTTTACCTTTTACTTCAGATTTCAACTTTTTCTTTGCAAAAGACTTTACCTTCGTAGTTTTAAGTTTTGGTTTAAGTCCTTTGCCAATTTTACCCAAACTACGACCCATACCCTTTCCTGCTTGGGCAAGACCTCTTCCAGTAGCTTTACCAGCGGCAACAGCACCTTTTGCTGCTCCTTTAGCGGCAACCGCAGCACCTTTCGCAGCTACTGCTCCTGCTTTTGCTGCTACTAATCCTGCTTTTCCTAGTGCTGCAGGAATTGCTGCTAATAAAGGTAATGCCATAATCTTAGACCATTATTCCATATATTGATGCTGACATTTGTCTATATCTATCGCCAGAATTTACACTTGGAATATCAGGAACTTGAGTTGCTTCTCCTGCAGAAGGAACATTAACTTCTGGGGGAGGTAATTGGTTTGTAATTGGTGGAAGTGATTGAATATTAACACCTCCTCTACCTCTTTTTCTAGAGGTCAAGTTCTTATACATCCTCTCAGTTCTTTCACTTGTAATAACCTGACCACCAATATTTGGAACAACAAGTTCTGGTCCGGTCTCACCAACAAGATATGGTTTTCCTGCTTTTATAGGACCACCCATTTTTCTTGCTTCTACTGGTGGTGTATTAGTTCCAGAATCAATATTGACTTCTGGAACTAATTGTGAGATTTTATCTCCATACTCTGCCCGAATTCCCCTTTCTGCTTCAGACTTACTTTGATTATGCTTATTAACTTCGTCTTGACTAGACATTCCACTCAACCCGGAATTTTTATCCATATCTGAGTGCTTGTCTTTAATCTCACCTCTCATTTTATCACGCATTTCATTCAGTTGCTTTCTCTTTGCAAGAACTGATTCTGATATTGCTTTTTCATCATCAGTCATTGCAACTTCTTTTCTAGTTCCTGCCCATCCTAAGAAGTCCCATCCAGCACCTTTATCTCTCTTTTTACCATCTTGATCAAGTCCGGCATCTCTCAATTTCTGATCAAGCACGTCATGTGCCGCACTAAATTCAGAACCACCTGTAGTAGCATTCCTTATGCCTTTAAATGCTGCCTCCCCTGCCTTATAGAGAAGAACTCCTGCACCAATAATTAATAATGCCTTCCAGAATAATGGATTAAACAGCAATCCTATCAAGGGCATCATTGCCATTTTAATAACACTGGCTGCCAATCCAATTGGTCCTAAAACACTAGTAATCGCACCAATTAATGGCAATAACATCAATGCTCCAATACCTGCTGCTACCCACTGCCAATGATCTTTTATCCAATTCCACCATCCCATCACTTTTTCCATATTTTCTGGATTCTTCAACCATGCAAATATCCAATTCGCGGCTATTCCTAAAAGCATGATTCCTAGGAATTCCATGATTTTACTGAAAATATTTCCAACGGGAGCAATTATATTTTCTGCCGCTCCAGAAACAGATTCTCCCAATCTTCTTGAACTTCTTTCCAATCCACTTTCTTCTTTTGCAAGTTTTTTTCTGGATTTATCCCGAAGCATTTTATTTTTATTTTTTCTATCTTCACTTGATTGAATACCAAAAACTTTTACAAGTTCTTTTTGTATTTTTACGAGAATTTTATTCGTTTCTACAAGAGTTTTTTCTGTATTATCCTTTTTATTGAGTTTATTGTCCTTATCTTTGTCCTTGTCCTTGTCCTTTAATGAAATATCAATCTTATTAAGTTTTTCTGTATTGAGATCAACTTTTTTTTCTAATGCCCCAATTCTAACTACTGCTTTTCTAAGATGAGATGCTAGTTTACTTATCTTTTTATGAAAACTTTTTAAACTATTATTACTTTCTTTTGGTTCAGATACTTCAGAACCTTCAGTATCTTCAGTATCTGAAGTATCTTTAACACTTTCAGTATCTTCAGAACTTACATTAGTATCATCAGAATCATCATTTGGCTTTAAATTATCTGCGGAAAGTATCTTTTCTTCTAAAGAATCAATACGAGTGACCGCATTTTTTAATTGTTCAGATAATTCGGCAATGGTTGAAAAAATAGTTTTTATGGATTCTCCAGCACCACCCCCTTTACCAAAAACTGCAGATGATACAGTTTGCACATTCAGTTTTGGTTTTTTCGTATCTACAAGATTGGGTATGTTAGAATTTTCCACTCTGCTGTTGTGCCTTTAGGTTTTCTTCCTCAATATATTGTTGGAGAAGAGCGATATAAACTTCTCTTTCCCAAGGAATCATATTTTCTAGTTCTGTTAATGAATATTTATGGTGTTGTAAGAGCGCAAAATTAATTTTATAGTATGACTCAAGACTCGTATGAGCCATACTCAACTGAAAAAAGCTGCCAATCCCTCAAGGACAACTTCAGACTCTACACCAGTATTGGGATTCTTTACCACAATCTTATGAGAAAGTTTTGGCATTGTGGTGAAGAACTTTTCAATCTCTTTAAATTGTTTAGTATTCAATTGCCCAATAAATTCATCAAGTTCTTCTTTCGTGCAGTCTGCTGCTTCCCAACTTTCTTCTTGACTGTAAACCATCTCAATGCATGATGTAATCATTGATAGTGATTGTGCAATTTCACTTTCATTAGATTCATTAGTTTCAAAATTGCTACCAACAAATTGCTCAAGTGAAGGATACTTAAGTTTCATTGAAAGTTCATCATCAAGTTTGATAATGTTTTTATGACCTCTTGTTTTTTGAATCTTAATAGTATCAATATCAATTGCCATTTCTACTTGTGTCTCACCATCATCTGGACAAGTCACATTAACTTCTACAGTCTCTCCAACGGACTTGGCACGTACGTTTAAGAAAAGATATTCAATATCAAAAGTAGCAAGTTGCTCTACTTTAACATCTTTAGAAAGAATACATTCAGAAAGAATGGTAACAATGGCATTAGTAATTTCTGCCATGTTTTCTGTTTCCATTGCCATGATCAGAATCTTTTCTTCTCTTACAAGAAAAGGTCTATATCTAATCTTCTTTCCAATAGAAGGCAACGTCATTTCATACGTTGGCGTATTAATCTTAGGTAAAGGCATACTGTTTGTTACAACTCATATGTGATTATTTAGATACTAATTTCATATCAACATCCAGCATATCATAGTAAACACTGAGAAATCTATCTTCTTCACTGTGGACGCCTAGTTGTTGCTATTTCTTCTCTTTTGCTGCGGATCTGGCATCCCAATAACCTGATCTAAGAAGTCCACTGTCAGCTGATTGTTCCAAATCTTGTGCCAACCAAGAATTTCTATTGTTACTCGTATCAACTTTTTCACCAAACACCCGTTCCGCACCGTTGTTTGCGCTTTTTAGATAATAATCAAATCCAGTATCTGTTCTATATGCTTCGTAAACTTTACCATTTCTTGCCACGAACAACATTTTCTGATTTACCCCTATACCATAATTTTTTGGTCCAGTATTTGAAGCTTGTGTTGCTGCTGCTGGTGCTGCTGGTGGTGCTGGTGGTTGTGGTTGTGTTATACCGTTAGTGTTTCCACCCGTATTAACTGGGTTTGGAGCTGGATTTTTCTGAAGTTCCCTCATATTAGTCTCGGCATTTCTATTCAACTTAAAGTCATGAAGTTTCTGTCTTTCATATTGACCTGACGGTGGATTAACAATATATCTATCATAATTGAAAGAAACAGATACTCTCAATATATCTGCACCTCCATATGAAACTGGAACTGCAGTTACAAGTTTTGGAAATGCATTGATGAACAAATAATGCATTCTTGAACCACCTATTTCAAAATCTTTTTCAAACTTTGTAATTGACATTGTAGAGCATTTATAGTCATCCGGATAATGCATTCTCCTATAATAATATCCAGTGAGAAGACCTTCTGCGGTATTCATTTCACTTCCACTTGCAATAAAATCAATCCATCCTTCAAAGAATTTTAAAGTATTGAAATTTTTGTCAATATAAAAAGTAAAATCAATATCAGTATACAATCTCGTATGAGCATATTCTTGAGATATGCCCATAAAGTTATCTTTTACTTCTGCGGTTGCTAATGAACTTCCAGGAAGTGTTGCCTCACTGCACAAAAGTCCCATATCACTTTCAGCAAATTTTAAATCAACACCACCTGCAAATCCTTTAATATGCTCACCCAATGCTTTTAAAGAACTAAATCCAGAAAAATTTACTTGATAATAATTAGTTTGAGATAAGTTTCCAAATAAATTAACTGGATTAATCGCTTTCGGATTTCTACTATTAGTTGAAAACGACTTTACATTTGGTATTGCCACACTAAATACCTTATACGACTACTTTATTATTAGTTATTTAGATGTCATATAAAGGAAAATACCAACCTTCATATCCAAAAAAATACAAGGGTGATCATACTAATATAGTGTATCGTTCCTTATGGGAGCGAAAATTTATGGTTTACTGTGATAAGAATGAGAATATTTTGGAATGGGGCAGTGAAGAAGTAATTGTTCCTTACCGCTCTCCAATTGATAATCGTTATCATCGTTACTTTCCAGATTTTTATATCAAAGTAAAAGAATCTACGGGAAAGATTACAAAAATGATTGTTGAGATCAAACCATATAAGCAGTGTATTGAACCCAAAGTCCAAAAGAAAAAGACTAAAGGTTATATCTATGAAGTTATGGAATATGCCAAGAACCAGGCAAAATGGAGTGCTGCCAAAGAATGGTGTTTAGATCGTGGTTATGAATTTAAAGTTCTTACAGAAAACGAGTTAGGTATCAAATGACATTCTCGTATCCAACAGATGATGATGAAAATCGTGTCCGTGGTGTTGTTCGCAATTTAGTTGGAACAGAAAATCCTGACGATGTTATGGCTGAATTGATCAGTGTTTTAAATGAAGGTGGGAAAGTTCCAAGTGGAACGGGAAAATATTATACTTTCTTTTATAATGCAGTAACTGAAGGACAATATGATCAACATCCTCTCGTGGGAGTCACTGACATATTCTCGTGGGGATTTCGTGGAATTAATTTTCACTGGGGAGACAGAAGACAATACAATTATAATCAAATAATTGGAGGTCTTTATGAAATCTATCCAGAAGAGATGTCAGATGTAATAGAACTTGGTTTTACAAAAATACGCTCTAAATAACTAAAAAAGATAAATGGCAGCATCTAAACAAGAAACAGCAGTTTATAGATATCCCTACAGTATTGTTACTGATCAAACGGATTATCTGCAAATTGATGTTGTTGAATATAAACCAATAGGAAGAAATGATAAGGGCACTCTTAAAAATCAATCTGCACGAAATTTAATTGCTGGTGCCGGAAGTAGAAGAGTAAATGACGGAACAAAATTATTAAACACCGTGCTTCTTCCAATACCGTCAAATATTTCAGATACCAATGCTACCAAATTTGGAGATTCTGAATTAAATACCCTTGCAGCAACAGCTGTCGGTGGTATTAAGGATGTGATGGAATCTGGAGCATCCATGAATATTTCAAAAATAGGCGAAGAAATTGGAAAAGGTCTTAGAAATATGGCAGATGCTGCTGGTGGTTTGACTGGTGCTCAAGGTTTTGTGACAAGAAAACTTGCATCAATGGCAGCAGGTATTGTTGGTGCTAATGTTTCTCCTGATCAAATTTTGGCAAGAGGAACTGGAGAAATCTTAAATCCTAACTTAGAACTTCTTTTTGGTGGTCCAACCCTTAGATCTTTTAGATTTTCTTTTAAAATGACTCCAAGAAATATTGATGAAAGAAATCAGGTATTAAATTTAATAAGATGTTTTAAAATGAACATGGCACCTAAGGTGAAAGGAGTTTCTATTGAAGGAACTATGATGAAAACACCAAATGTATTTGAATTGAGATATCGTTCTGGAAATGGCGATCATCCATTTTTAAATAGATTTAAACAATGTTTCTTAGAAAATATGTCCGTCAATTACACCGCTGACGGAACTTATGCCACTTATCATGATGGAACACCGGTATCAATGACATTAGATTTGAGTTTTAAAGAAATTGAGCCAATTTATGATATTGATTTCGACAAAGTAGGAGGAGTAGGTTACTAAAATGGGATACTTCAGAGAACTACCAGACTTAGAATATCAGTCTTTTCTTTCCAATAGATTATCCAATAGTGAGTATATAAGAGTTAAAAACTTATTCAGAAGAAATAAATTACGTGATGATTTGCAGAGTGTGTTTACTCTTTTTGATAAGTATGAAATACCAGAAGGATCTCGTCCAGATACAATAGCAGAAGAATTGTATGGAAGTTCAGAACTTGATTGGGTAGTTTTATTAACTGCTAATATTACAAATGTAAGAGATCAGTGGCCTCTTACAAATAGAGACTTATATAGGTATGCTGAGAAAAAATATGGAATACAACATTTAAATTCAATTCATCATTATGAAACTAAAGAGGTTAGAGATTCTGCTGGTAAATTAATTTTGCCTGCAGGTAAAGTTGTTGATGATGATTTTTCAATAACTTATTATGATTTACTAAATGTAAATGGTCATAATGTATTAACGCAAGATTACATAGATGCAACCACTGATGCACAGAGAGAAGATCTTGAATCGCAGGGCAGAAAATACGTATTTGGGTATATAAGGGTAACTCCTATAGTTAGTGTGAGTAACTATAATTATGAAGTTAGAAAAAATGATGAAAAATCATCAATATATTTACTAAAACCTGGTTACATTCAACAATTCTTGAATGATATGAGATTTAATATGATTTATGGAAGATCTTCAGAATATATAAATGATAATCTAGCAAGAACATCAAATACTAGAATAATAGGGGGAGAATAAAAAAGGGGAGGTTTCCCTCCCCATCTTACTCAGTCTGCTGCGAGTGCGGCAAAGTAACTCAGAGTATCATCATCGTCTTGACTAGAAGAGGAGGATGAAGGACTCAGACTATCAAGTTCCTCTTTCAAAGATTGGGGAACAGGAGGTGCTACATCTCCACGATTCTGTTGACGGAATTCTTCTTCTTCCTCAACAGTCTCTTGGTCCTGGAACTTAGGAGTGCCCTTGATACCGAGAACGTAGTCCAGACGCTTCTTCAGGTCATCATAGGACTTGAACTGGTCAGGAGCAACAAACTCTTCCAGAGAATACTCCTTCTTCCAGATTGCCTCCATGGCATCATCGTCGTCAAGCAGTGCATCCTGACGTGCAAACTCCGAAGAGTCGTAGTTACGATAACCAGCAACGTTCTTTGCCTTCAGTTTGAAGTTAGCACCTTGCCAGAAGTCAAAGGGATCGATTGCTTCCTCGTCCTCAAACTCAGGTTGCATGGCAGCAGTCAATTTGTCAAAGATCTTCTTGCCGAACTTATACAGGAAGACTTTACCTTCGTTCTCGGGATTAGCAGGATCCTTGACCACATAAATGTTAGCAACATAAGTCAGTTTACGCTTCTGCTTACGTGCTGCCTCCTTACCAGCATCGGTGCCGTTATTCCACAGCATCGTGTTGTATTCAGACACAGGGTCTTTCTGACCCAGAGTGGTCAGAGAGTTTTCAATGTACCAACCGCCAGGACCCTGGAAAGCGTGAGAGTACAGTTTGACGAAAGGAAGATCTTCGCCGTTAGGTGCAGGCAAGAAACGGATCACGGCATAACCGTTGCCGCTCTTATCACACTCAAGTTTCCAGAGACGATCATCTCCAGAACTACCTGCGTTGTTCATTTTTTCGACTTCCTTGACCAGTTTGGCGGTCAGAGAGCCCAGTTTGGATTGCTTCTTAAGGTCAGCAAAAGACATTTGGATTACCTCAGATGAGTTGGATTCGGG